GATCTTTTCTAGTGATTTTTCATCAATCTTGTCGATGATCGAAATCAGAGCCGCAAACTCTTCAAGATCGCGATACTTTCGCTTCCATGCCTGCAACTCGCCGAGCGCCTGCCTAAGAACCATTTCCCTTGTCTTGGTCAGGCTCATAGCGTGACTGCTCTCACGATAGTGCGGCGCAGAGGGTTCATTGATATGAACGTAGGCCTTCTGCCGAACGGCGGGCTTGTCTGGTTGCACATAGACCGCCACGACAGCTCTGATAAGTCCCCTTGCCTGCTGCAGCCTATGCTGTTCCGCCGCGGCACCATCGTCCCATTCAAAGAATGAATGGAGAGGTGAATTATTGTGTCTGGCGTCCGCAAGCACATCCTCGGGCGTGAGTTCGCCTTTGGACTTTTTACGCAACATCTCCAGATGTGCTCCGACAGCCTTTGCGTCTTTGGTGGCACCAGCCTGAAACCGAGCGCCTTCTGTGAATTCAAAACCAGCGATCTTCATGCTGCCAACTCCAGATTCGCCATGTCGACCTCTGTTGCGACGTGGAACATACCGTATTGACCGTCTTTTTCTGGTCGCCACTCTCCTACGCCAACTGCGAAGCCGGCGACATTGAGTAGATTCAGGATCTGGCTCTCGCTAAGAACGTTCGCATTATAGCGGACGAGGAGCTTCGCGTGCCAATCAGCGAACTCGGGACGATAGCGAAGATCGGCAGTCCCCATGCCCACCCGAACCATGTCCTCTCGCATTGATGGAGCATCGCCGCCGATCCGGATTAGATTGACTCGCGACTTTGACCCTTCAAACGCACCGGCGATGTCAGCATCCTCCCCTAAAATGTGAAAAGCTTGTCGTGCCTGGATCTTCGTCAATCCGGCGACTGACGTTCCGGCTGTAACAGCAGCAGCCTTGAATGCGACGCTCGGAAAGCCATAGCCGCCGTCCGCGAGACGATACATGCATGCTTCGAAGTCTGCGTTCGGGTCTTTCGCTTCCTTTGCAGACTTTGCACGCTTCATCTGTTTGTCGAGCATTTCCTTCTTGGCCTTCTCAGACCACGCATGGACGATCAACGGGCTATCGCCGACCACCGTCACTTCCATGAGTCGGATATCCAGCTTCGGGAGTTCGATTCCAACTTCCTGCTTTGTAGCGACCATCACGCAAACCTCCCGCAAGCCGGCGAGACACGAGTGGCTTGGAGAGCCTTGGTGAGCTTATGCGGGTCTTTCACATGATCGCGGAGGAGCTTCCGGCCGATATGATCGCCGTCGCCGTTGAAATCCAACGAGACGGGGCCTTCGAAACCATCAACTCTGGCCATTAATTCTTGAGCTTCTTCGGCAACATGTACCCTCAAACCCATGGGATTTGCCCAGCCAAGAGAATATTCGTTATCCGATGTATCCCCTTCCAAGTCGCATTCCACCCCTTTGGCACCATGAAGCACTACTCCATGGAGGGACGGCTCAAGGTCGCCATTTTCTTCAAGGTCTGGATCGCCGTCGATCTGGTCAAGCAACGAGATCAATTGCTCAATGTAACTCTCGACGGTATCTCGTCTGAGTTGCTCTATTTTCAGATACGGCTTCGCCGTGCTACGCTTTGCAGTAGCCATCTCGAACCTCATATGTTCGGTTTCGGTTAGACCGCACTTGAGGGGCCTAATCCTCTTGTGCGGTCGCCTATTTTATGGCACACCTAAATCATGGCGTCAACAATAAATGTAACACCTAAAAAGAGAGGCCGCCCGGCAACGGGAAAGCAGCCCCATGTCAGTGTCCGTATGGAGCCTGAATTAACCGCTGCCGTAGAAAGTTTCCGAATGGCCGAAACCGATACTCCATCCCAATCCGAAGCCATCCGCCGTATCCTGCGTGACTGGCTTATTGGGCACGGCCATCTAAAAGAATAATCATCTCGACTTATATGAGACTCCAGATAATGATGTTTCTCAGTCAAAGTGCTGAGGAACAAGCATGGCCAATCGTCTCGGGATTTTTGTTGCAGCGGTTATCGCAGCTTTTGGATTATTCATTTCCCAACCTTGGCGAACCGAATCGGCTGCGGGTTTCAATCCTGGAGGGCAGATGAAGATTTTTATTGCTTCCGTGATTGTCGGTGCTGTGCTTTACGCTCTTATCCGAGGGTTAGGCTGGGTGTTTTCCGGAAAGTAATCTAATGCTGCCGCTCTCGATCTTCGCTCATAATACCTGATAGCCCACCGATTTGCCCCAAGCGCCGGGCGACAGTGAGTTCAGACCCGGTATCAATCTTTTTCGGTGCTTTCATCATAAGAGACTTGGCCAATTCTGGATCAAGCATGGCGTTTCTAACCAGATCCTGAATGTTCCGAATTCCAGCTTCCCTCATGCCCCCCAGGATATGACTTCCGACTACACCGGCAGCACTGCCCCACAGCCCACCACCGAGAAAGCCAGCGCCACCACCAACGGCATGTGTCAAAATCTTGGTGAGCACCGATTCCTTAAGATTATGAGTGGCCGAAGCAGCCTGATCCTGTGCCGTATTCGATTGGCCGGGAAGCTTTGAAGATGCGATTGAGCGGTTAGCTCGCTTCAAGTCCTGTGCAATCGCCCTCATGGTGCCGAGTTCTTCATCGCTGAACACTTGGCGAAGAGCAGTGTAATTCTTTCCCAAGAAGGTTTGGAAGGCATCAGATTTTATGAGATTTCGACCTGAGGTTCCTGCTTCCGTATTCGAGACGAGCTTGTTCTGCATGTACTCGACGATGGATTTCCGAAGGCCGGCCATGGCATCCGGGTCTTTCGTAGCCTCTTTGACAAGGGATTTCATCTGGGCAACGCTGTCTTTCCGGTCGAAGATTGAGCCTACCGTCTTGACGACATCGGCGGGATCATCAACCTTTAAAACTCTTCCAGCAGCGCTCTTCTGGTAGGAATCCAATGCCGCTTTCCGATCAGCGGCGACTTGAGCGAGATGATCGCCAGCACTTGCAGCATTCTCGAACTTCGCCATCGTGCCAGGCACGGCCTCTTCAAGCGCGGCCAATGCGGAAGAATGCTGTTTCTTCCATGCATCGAGCGCTTTTGGGGTGATAACGCCATCGGTGGCCCTATCTCTGAGAGATTGCGCCGCCATATTGTGGACAGCGGAAACGGCGTCTGCGCTGTTGTTCGCAGCCTTGAGAGTAGACCTAACGGTATCGCCACCAGCATTCCCAGCCTTCCAGATGGAAGATGTCACGCCTGCAGACGGCATCGTAAATGGCTGGGAGGTGCCGGGACGTTGCAGTATTTGGGAAATTGGCTTTGCGCCAAAGACTTGCTTGCGCTCAGCGGTCGCTTTAGTAGCGGCTTTTAGGCGCCCTGCGGCTTCTTCATCAAGAAATGGTCCTTTAGTTGTCGGATTTTGCGAAGCTCCAGAAGTTTGGCTTCCCTCACCGCTTCCTTCTCGTACTTGACTAGAAGATACATCCGGTCGTCCTGGGAAAGTTCCTCCAAGTTCTTGGTTATCTGTTCCCAGACTTCCCGTTCCGGCTCGCTTTGCACGCATGAACTCCTGAGATTCGCGTTGCAACCGGTTCGATAAAGTTTCCTGCGGCTGCATTGCTCCAGTCGCGACCGCCTGTTGTTCTTGGGCAGCTTTTTGGGCAATAGAGTCTGATATAGAACTCTCTATAGCCCCGCGCAACTGGGTCAGCCGTGCATAGGCCGGCTGATTTGGAGAAAGTGGTGAACGCGCATCACGCATAGCCTGTGAAACAGCGCTCCGAAGATCAATCAGACGCTGGAAAGGAAGGGTCTGCCCGTATTCGGAAACAACATTGGCAATCTGCCCTTCAATAGGCGCCATCCCAAGCTTGCTTTCCGGGCCCATGTTTCCATAGATCTGGGAAACGGCTTGCTTTATGGGCGACGAGACAGTTTGCAGATTTTTCTCTGGGTCAACAGCATTCCATAGACCACGCTCCCGTTCCCGAACGTCATCCAGACGGGATTGCAGCGCTGTACGCGCTTGTTCACCTAGTACTGCGGCATCCCCACCACCAAGACCAGAAGCGGCGCTCTGAGCCTCCTGCTGAGCGGTGTCGTGAAGCGCCTGAGTAGCGTTGTCCAGATCATCCAATTGGTTCTTGAAGAAGCTACTGACGGCTTCGGGGTGCCCCTCTGCCTGAATATCATTCAAGGCGTCAAGTCGGGCTGAATTCTGCTCTGCGCGACGAGCAAGGAAAGGCTCTGGCGCTTGTGTGGCGACGGACCGTTCCAACTGCCCGAGGCCCGTGTCACCGGTCAATTGGTAGGTGGTAGGATTGGACCCCGGCACGATATTTTTCTGAGCGGAATCTATGGCATTGATTGCCTCATCCGGATTGGACGCTGCTTCACGCAATGCGGTTCCGGCCATGCGCTGCTGACCGCCTTCAGTGAGCGGAGAAGCATAATCAACAGCGGCGCGCGCGCCAGCCCCTACGACCTTCGGAATCGAGGCAACGGCTTCGCCAGCCATCCCGCCGCCGACCCCGCCAAGCAGAGAGGCCAACGGCTTATATTTCTCCGGAACAGCCTCTGCAGCCGTCTGCGATGCCGCACCTGATACGGTACCGACACCAAGAGCCTTTGCCGCGGATCCGATCTTGCCGCCCATCAGTTCCGGCGCAACCATCATCGATCCGAATTCACCGGCAGTTCGTGCAATCCGTTCTGGCGCATTTTTAGGCTCTGGAATGGTGATACCAGTCTTATCGAGGATGGCAGATCCAATGTTCCTAAGATCGTTTCCTGTCGTCGGCTCATAGGCATTTGATGTCGCGGGTTCTCCGCCGCTGATAATCCCGAGATTCCGCGCCAACTGATGAAATTGGTTCTCGCCCGTGTTCGGATCTGAGAACGTCAACGCATTGGCAGTCCCCTGCTCCATCAGATCAGCGGTTGATGCGATGGCGTGCGGGATACCCGTTACCAATCCCCATCCGGCAGATTTGGCAACATCGCCGACAGTCGGCGACGACGGTGCGCTGCTTTGATCTGGTCCAGCCGACGCGCCCTTCCCACCAAAAGCTGTTGGGGCATCATCGAACTGATCGAACGGATTTGCGCCGGCAGTAGGGGGGACAGCGGTCGCGGTCGACGGAGATCCACCTATAGCCGGTGCAGCGCTATCGAATTGATCAAAGGCGTTTGCCACTTACTGGCCCCCAAGAACATACTGCGAGACACTGCGTCCCATGCCGTATTTTGCATCGAAATCAGGTGCCAATTGCGGGTTCTGACGAAGAGCCGAGATAGCGCCTGCCGGAACATAGCTCGCCAGGGCATAGAGTTCTGGCGGGTTCATCTGGTTGAATGCCTGATCGGCGCCGAGAATGCTGCCGTATCCCTTTGCCGACCACTGCTGGAGGAAGTTGTAATAATCGATCTTTCTCTGATTGGCTGCCTCAATGCCAGAAATGATACGCCGCGCACCTTCGGGAGAATTTGCCCCGCCAGGAACAGCGGATACCGACTGGTCAATAATGGACGCTGCTTCACGAGAACCGAGCGTCTTGCCAAGATCAAACCCGAGACGCGTGGTGAGCTTGTTCAGATCCTCGCCGGCTGCGACCGCCGTCTCATCGATCGGGGCTTCCACTCCCATCCCTTGAAAAGCAGTATTGACCGCCTTTGCCCATTGAACACGGCTTTGGAAGCCAGTCCCCGGAGCGGTCCATGCCGAATTGGGAATAGTCGCCAGATCGTGCTTCATTTCTCCAAGCTGGGTCTGCGCGTTGATCGATCCCTGATATTCAGTGCGAGCTTCCTTCAATGCGTCTTTCGTTTCGTCAGCGACGATCTGCTGACCAGTTGGCGAAAAGACGCGGGGATCCATCTTGATATTGGGTGGAGGCGCAGTTCTGAATACGGGCTGCGCCTGTGCTTGGGACGGCTGTCCCTGTGTCTGTGATGGCTGGGCCTGAGCAGGCGCGCCGATAGGAGTTGTCGGAGCAGCTTTGACGGGGGCGTTGTTCGGCTGCTGAGGCGTGCTTGGTGTGCCCTGAGGCGTTCCCGATCCCAGAGACGCCCCAATAGCTTCATTGCTGCCCGTGACGGTGGATGGAGGTCCGTTCTTCTGGATATCATCCCACGTCGTAAGCTTCGGAGGCGCGTTCGGATCGGTCATGTCTCGAACGATGATGCCAGCCGGCGTCACAGTCTGCTGCCAACGGCCGGTCTGTGTTTCCAGATTGGTCTTGCCGGTTTGTGCCGTCTGGAGACCGATCTCGGAAGCAGCCTTCTTTGCCTCTAAGGCGAGTTGTTGGCCTGCGATATCGACGCGCTTGCCTTCCAGCCCGAGTTGGCCGGAGCGTGTGGCAATTTCCGACTGTGCAAGGGCGTTCTCACGATTGAGCTGCTGCTTCGCCATATAGGATTCGACGCCCTTCATACCACCGGTACCGACATTGGTGGCAAAGTTTGGGCTGGTGCCTGCCATCATGCCAAGGCCTGCTGAGAGAAGAGCCATACGCTGATCGTCGCTTAACCCAAGACCATGGCCACCGAACAAGCGGCCGAGGAAGCCAGGTGAAGATACTTCATTGGAAAACGAAACACCCTTATTGCTAGCGGGGGCCGATGAAACTCCTTGCAAAGACGGCATTACGCCGGACGAAGAAGATGTATCGCCTGAATCGGTAGGCTGATACCCAGCCGACGTTGCCGGCATGCCGTTGAACTTGTTCGTCCAAAGATTGGCAAACTGCTGAGCGGTCATGTTGGCACTCCCGCCATTCCCGACAACAGCCTGACGACCGACAATGTCGGTTGCCGGTGAATCGGGATGGCTAAGAAGGTTCAATGCGCCTGCAGCACCCTGTTGGTGAGCAAGATAGAGTTCGCCCGCAGTCGGCTCGCGGCCAAGACCATGAGCAAGGAATTTCTGGTTATCGACCGCAAGGCGCGCCGCTGCATCTGCAGAAGCCATGGGATCGAATGGATTTTTCAGTCCATATTGCCCAGCCGTCGCATTGGTGAACTGGAATTCCCCCTTCGAAATACCATTGTTGGCATTCGGGTTAAACGAGCTTTCGATATAGGCCGTTCTGTTCAGATATCCGGCGGGCAAACCGTAGCTGTTGTTGATCTTGTCGAAGCTCGGCGTCATCTGCGGAGCATTCCCGACATTATACTGGTGCGGAGCCGATTGCGCAGGAGTGACCTGAGGATGAGGTACGACGCCTGCGACCGGTTGATCCTGAACGCTCACAGGAGGTGGCAACGCGGGAGCAACGCCGCTCGGCTGCTGAACCGGCTGCGGTATGCCAGCATTTGGGACCGGCGCATCATTGCTCGGTGCGACACCGGGAGCGTCCGCACCAATGGCAGGCGCGTTATCTGATGGGACTAGTCCCCCACTAGCAGGAATATTCTGCGCCACAGGGGCCGGTGCGGGCGCGGCACGAGCACCATTGAGAAGCGCCGCGAGCTGAGACGGAGAAACCGTCGTTGGATCAAACGGGACGTCTGTCGGTTCTGGGGCGGCTACAACACGCGGGTCGACATATCCGCCATCGTCATAACCACGTCGAGCCACGCCACCATCAGCAAAGCCGAAGAAGCTGCCGAGAGAGGAGAGAACGCCTGGGTTCGACGGCGCGGGCGTGGGGGTGATTGGCGCAGAGGCTGGCGTGCCAAGGCCAGTCGTAGCCGGCTGCGACAGACCCGCAACAATCCCGTTTGGATATTTCTGCTTTAGGTTGGTCTCAGCAGCCTTGATGCCCTGCTGAAGCATCTGCTGGCCCTGATCCTGCTGCTGGCCACCTTGCGGAGCCTGCGGAAGCGTGGATCTGCCGGGAGCTATACCAGCAGTCGCGACCTGGGGAACATAGCCACCATTATCATTTGCTCCAGCCGGGTTATTGTTGTTCGCAGCGATCCCAGACGAACCGGTATACGGGATAATCCCACCCTGCGCGCGATGGGGCCGGTCATCTTCACTGACGACGCCACCCTTATTGAACAGGGATGCGAGGCCAAGAACACCACCGAGAACTGCGCTACCGGTATTGCCGGATGGCTGTGTGGATGTGGTCGTGCCGCCGCTTCCAGACCCCAGTCCCTCGACGATATTGGCAAGCCAGGATGTCGTTTCGAACGGATAGGATTTTGCGTTCTGATACTGCTGATAATTCCACTGCTGCTGCTGGGTTCCTGCCCCGACCTGCGCGGCGGCCTGCGCAAGGTTCGTCTGCATCGCGGTCTGGCCGAGGTTGGTATACCCGGAAGCTGCCTGAAGGGCCGCAGCCTTGTCCGACTGTGCAGCACCCAATGCGGTATTGTAGCCGGTGTTGTATAGGTTCGCGATCGTGGACTGATTGGCAAGGTTCTGCTGGCGAGCGAGTTCGGCCTGCGCAACCCCTACCCTGTTGCCACCGAGAGCGCCTTGTGCCGCGGCATTGCCAAGAACGCCCTGCTGCTGTTCGGCATTCTGCTCATTCATATTTGCCATTGTCGATTGAACGACATTGCTCAAATATGGGCTCATATATTGGCCCACGCTGGCAGACGTGGGAGTAGCCGTCGAGTTTAGAGCACCGGCAGCACTCGAAAAATCCCCATTGGACGCGCCGTTGAGACCAGCAATCGTGTTGAACCCGGCAAGTTGGTTCTGTTCGAAACCAGATCCGTTAACGCCTCCAGAATACGGCTGATAGGCCGTCTGGGAGATCGGCGTTGCCTGATTGATGAGGCCCTGATAGGCCTTCATAATCTCTGGTGGCAGCTCGGTCTTGGTAGTCGAAGTTGAACTTTTACCGCCCATTATCGTTCCTTACTTGTCCCAAGCGCACGAGCCGACTGCTTGTCTATTCCAGACGAAGAAAGCGCCCGCTTTTTCAAGCTGCTTTTCGTAGAGCCTAATTTTCGCTTCTGTGCGGTGGTTACTGACGATGCCGACCATCAGCGGGATGTTGAGCTTTTCAGCGCCATTTTTTGCCCAATTGAGCAATTGTTTTGCATAATCAGAGCGGCGGTGATCCGGATGGACGAAGTTCCACGCCTCGTTCAAATACCAAGTGTCGCTGTAGTACGGCTGCTCGATCCCGAGGTAGATGCTGGCGACTGGATCGCCTACGGGGCCAATGACTCCCATCATGGAACCTTCGCCGTTGAAGGCCCGCTTCATGTAGTCCCTGACTTTTTTCTCCGACAAGGGGAAAAGTCCGTTTTCGTCATGGAGCATGCTGATCATCGCAACGATTTTATCCTCGTCGGCCGGGACCGCGATGCGAACAGATTCGGACATATATGGTTTTCTCAACGATGGGGGTTGGGGAGCTTTTTAAGCGTCTTGATCGTCTGCTTGCGGGTATGCTTGACAAAATGCTCCAGAATCTTGTGACCTCGCTTCAGATCACCACCACCAAGCCGTGCGATGACTTCAGGAGGGACGACATACTCTCCACCGGCTGCCATAATCGGAACGGAGCCACCATCCTTGCGATGAATCGCCGCGGGAGCCGATGCGCCTGGCAGGTTGAAGAGATGATCAAGTACCTTGTGGCCATTCTCTGAGTTTCCCTCACCGAGGCCGGAGACGACATCGGCCGGGATCACAAAGCTTTCAGCCGGGACATCGATCGGAAGATGATCCGTGCGGCCGGCAACATACGATTTCAACGCGCCAATGGTCGGCGCCGGCCGCGTATACGGCGTGGCTGCAAGCCTCATAGCGGCCCCCACAGCGTCGTTTCCACTTCCTGGGGCCGCTGGCTTAGTCATAGTAGGCAATCTTCACCGCTGTGCCATTGGGAAGCGATACGACGATATAGCCGACCACCTGAGCCGGAGGCGTGATTGCTCCACCCGTAGCCGTGGTTGTTGTGCCGCCGATCTGGGGGAAAGCATTCGAAAAAACCTGACGAATTCCATTCAAGGCTTGGACGCCGTTCTGGATCGCCGAGAGGATATTGAATCCCTGACTGTTGTCGCCGACTGCCATATTTTACCTCTTTCCATCTGGAGCGCCGCGATAGCGCAAGCCACCCATTCTCCAGAATGAGCCCACACCTACCCCCTCAATCCGCATGCCGATTTCACGGCCTCTGATCCTTGGGTTTCGGTAATTTGTCGTTGAAGTGATTGAATACGGCCCTTTGGTTTTAACCTGGCCGTTCGGGTAATCTGTGTACTTAAGGGTAATATTGAGCTGTGCGTCCTGTGGCGCGTTGAATTTCCCATATCGAAAATCAGGGATCATCCAGTCAATGAACGTCAGGTTCTCCCCTTGGGAGATTTGGGCATAACCAGTCTCGAAAAATTCCCCCATCGGAGAGCCATCGGCATCGTTTGCGACTTCGTGTTGATAGACAAAACCTGTAGAGCTACCGCCGATCGGCTGCCCTAACACCGATTGATCAATCCAGGCTGTTCGATCGAGCCGGCCGCAATCCCAACAATTCAAGATGAAGTTGAATTTCACATAGGAGTCTACTTCACCCGTGCCGCTCGATGCAGACGGGAAAAACCATGCTACCTCGCCGAACCCATTGTTCGGGGCGACATGGATTTTGTCGAGGTTGTTCAGGTCCAAATCTTGAAAGACGAAATCCCATACCGAGCAGACGATTGGCTGAACGCCCGCGCCGGCATAAGTATAGAACTGATTGTTCCCCATCCAATAGACGGACGAATTGACGACGCATGCGGCATGACGGGCGATAAGTCCGCACTCTCTTGCCAGTTTAGTAAAACCAAACACCAAGGGCGGTTGCACGTACTGCATCGCCCATACTTCGATGTCGGTCCATATAAACCCGAACTGAGGCCCTTGAAGACCGCCAACGATCTTGGAACCTGTTGGGATGCGATAACCTCCGGCCTGAGTGAGTGCCGTCACTGTCCAGTTTGTATAATCGCCGGAATCTGACCAATTGATCAGAAGCGGGTCTTGCACACCATTAATGGATGACGCCCATGCCACCAGAATTTGGTACGGATCGGAGACGAAGATGCCACCATTGATTTCCGGAGCCCCAATAATTTTCGTAGCTACGAAATAGCCGCTTTCTGGAGACCAGTTGTAGATCGGCCCGTTTGTCGGGGACGCAAGAAGGATTTCCCCCCAATTATCCAGGGTCCAATTCGTGGTAGTAATCGGCGTTCCTGGGGATGGAGCGGGAGCAACGCCAATCCCATACGCACCTTCGCCATAGGGGCCAATGCCATAGCCTGCAGGAGGCGTGATTGGCGAAACGCCGATATAGTAGATGAGCTGTGCGTGCCCAGCGTTCATCGTTGCGGTCGCACTGCTCGTGGCCAAGAATATATTGTTGATCGTGAAAGTATTCGCATCAACAACGGTCTGGACGAGATAGGAACCCTGAACTGTGATGCCACCAACTGCAGTAGGTGTAGGAACTGCAAAACTTGAACCCGGCGTATAGCCGTGATTGGCTAGAACAACAGTGACCGCCGGAGATCCGATCGTTGTCGTAAATGTCGGCAGAGTACCGGAATTTGCGACTGTGCTTGTTGCGTTTTGCGCAGCGATGATCGTGTAACTGTTCGTGCCGGTAATAGTTGCAATCGCATAGGAGCCCTGAAGGACTATCCCGCCAATTGCGATTGGGGTCACGAGGTAAACAGAATCGTAGATCGAAACCGTGATGTTAGGATCATCGACCTCGATAATATTGCTACCCGATGTGGTCGAGAAATCCGGCGTGGTATTGCTGACCAGCGTTCGCGGCGTGATATCCTGCAGCACGCCATTGCTGACGACATCCAGCGATGTTTCCGCGCCTATGGAAAGATGGAGGCCGGCGTTTAAATCCTCCCACGCATGCAGATCGCGAACGGGCGAGCTTACAGAAGCGGGATAGAATTTCTGCCAGCCACCAAGCTTTTCGACAAGGACGACGTCTCCAGCTGCTTTGAAGCGAATGAGCTGCGACGTCTGAATAGCCGCCGCATTCTGCGTCGGTGTCTTTTCGATATTAACACCGGGAGCAAGCGTAATTGTTTCGAGGGGCATCCATCAACCTCTAGGCGGCTGCGCCAAAGGCGTCGGAGAGAATGCCGTCCATGAATCAGACCATGACTTTTTGCGAAGCTCTTCGACCATGGCGGATGCCTTAAGCGCCTGATATTGAGTTTCCCAAGAGGAAGACATTTGCGGATCGCTCTGTTGCGCTCCGAAATTTCTCATGTATCCAGACGCGAACACCATCGAGGCGGCCAGGAACAGGTCATAGAGATAGGTGGTCAGGAACGTCGTAGGGTTGGTTACTGACAATGGAATAGGCCGCTGAGTGCCATAGACTTCCAGCGTATAGAAATTATCAGGCGACGGCCCGAGGATGGCGTTGAACTGATCCACCATCGCGTACATCTGTGGGAGGCCGGTAGCGTTCGGATTGCCCCATAGCGCATAGATCACTTCCTTGGACGTCGGCACCAGCGGGTTGCGGGCGGCAATTGTCGGATCAGTTGCGAAGGGTGTCAGGACATTTACGCCTTGCACCGTCACGAATGTCTGAGGAAAAGCAGCATTCGGATGGGCCGTGACAAGTGAGACGCTGGTATCGCGGAACACGGTCGAGATGAGATCCAATTCCCGGTAAATCCGCATTTCCGCATAATTGATGATGGCCGGCAGAATCACAGGAAAATCAACATCGGTCGAGTCCATTACGATCATAGTCTCAAGCTGAGAGACATAGGTAGTGTAATCGACCATTAGTTTGTCACCAGATCCAGACCATCATTCGTCACGAACTGGTTGCCGTCATTCGTGTAGAGGAAGGTATTCTCATCGATATAGAAATATTCCGGCCGCGGATTGCGGATAGGTAGCGGGTCAGGCGGAAGGATGCGCGCCTTGAGCTGCTCTTGAGGGACATCCCAGCACCTTTCGCAAACGAGAAGGCGCAGATTTTGGAGCTTGGTCCCGGACCACTGCATCTGCCATCGCAGATCGACGTGATTGTACCACAGTGAACAATTGTCGCAGCATGCATAGGCTTGGGGGTTTCTGGCGCTGGTTTTAGCTCTACCATGGAAACGCCATGCCATTATTCGACACCTTCCACATACCTGAAAACATATCCATGTGCAGAATTTTTTGACCCTCTGCACACTTCCCCAATAAAGCCCCGATGAATGCCATATGCCTCTGACGCAGCGATTGCGCTTGTATATATTTTCCCGTCATTGAGACAGACAAGGCTCTTCATAAGCTTTGCCTTTCCCTTGTTAGCTCGTTCAGATGTGCGTTTCTCAGCGTGTTCAATTTCTTCTTCTACGTCGAACTGGTCACCGACATAGCGAAAAACTCGGCCACCAGCTGAAGCTCTATGAGGCTTCCGAAGGCAGACTTCAGTTATAGCGCTGCGGCTAGTCTCGTAGAATTCGGACGCGCCCCTCACACTTTCGAAAACATTCCCATCGTTCAGGCAAACTACCTGTCGTTTCAAGGCATCCGGGCCAAGGCTAGAGAACTCTGCAAACTTCGCTTTATTGGCCAGCCCAATTTCTCGCAGCTTTCCTCTTGTCTCTTCAGAACTCCGAGATCCAGCACGGTATTTGTTACCAGTCTTCAGGGACGCTATACGCGCTCTAGTTTCCGAAGAAACGACCATTCCAGTCTGCCCTAGACCGCCGTCAGTGCAATTGTAATGGGGCTTTAGGAGCGCAATGAATTCGGTCTCGGCGATCAACCCTTCATCGCCGCTCTCATGTCGAGACAGTTCTTCGATAACGAATGCATCCCGACCATATTTACGAATGGCTTTCTGAAGCATCCCTTGGTGATATTTCGTGGTCGCATGGCAAATATGCTGCGAAAAGCGAACCGACAAAGGCTGTGTAGTGACGCCGATATAGAACTTTCCATTGACGGTATTCGTGATCTTGTAAATCACGGATGGCTTATTTCGAGCCGATAATCTCATCGCTGGTAGTAGCCGCCCAAGCTCGGGCTTATAAACAAATCTACGTTTTCCGTGTCCTGCTCTTGCGCGGTCTGTAGGGCCGTCTGCGCCTTGGCTTCAAGCCGCATGACTTGTGCCGGCGCATAGCTATGGGCGAGACGAGATGCCAAACCCCAGGCAAAAGCACCAAACCAACGGTTAGGAAGATCGAGTGTCTCTCCGCCCTGCAGGTTCGCATCGAAGATCTGTGTCACACGATAATAGCGGAGCGTATATGGCCCATTGCCGTCAGGGACTTGCCAGAGCGTGATGGATGGAGAAAGCAGGCGGTCGAACCAGAAACTGGTCACGCGCCCCTGCATGTTCTTATTGGGCATAGAGGCGTATTCGGTGCGAGACAAAGGCCAGATGATCGTATCGATGGGGTTACCGTTACCGTCGTTCACGCGCCAGTAGATATCGAGGATCATGATCGTGGAGGGATCGACGGGATAGACAGCCTGCCCTTGAACAAGCGGGACCTCGACCAGATCGACCTTCCACAGGTTTGGAGTATCGTTGTTCCATTCTGCCAGCATGAGGTTCATCGCCATGCGGCCATCGACCAAATGCTCTTGCGTGATGGCCGCGCGACGGATTCCGCATAGCCCATAGCAATATAGTGTGAGGCTGCCGATATCTGGGTTGAACGAGGTGGATCCTGATGACGTCATGGTCTCAACTCAAAACAATGGCTGTGACGGCGCCGCCAGAGACCGTCAGCGTGGCCTTGGAGACATACGTGCCCGTAACGGGGATCGTGAGTTGCTGGCTATCCGTGACAAGGGCCTTCGTCGGCGCCAAGGAAAGCCCTATGCTCTGCAGGGTGCCAGACGATACATTCATTGTCGCAAAATCGGTCGAAGCACTGACGGAAACAGTACCGAGAGTGGTCGTGAAGCCATTTGAGATCAGGGTATCTGTCTGGGCCGCCAGCGCGATCCAGTTGATGAAGCCGCCCGCGATCGAAGCATTGCCGTTGAGAGCGCCGCCTCCGCCGTTATTGGCCACCTTGACAGACATGCCATTGGTGACGAGGGCCGCAGTGCCAGGGACGCCCACGAAGGATAGCTGGCCGGTCTGGGCAACGATCGTAGCAGTGCAGCTTACCGAGGTTCCATCAGCATCTTGAACGGGGATTGCGCTGGCCTGATTGGTGATAACGGTACTTCCGGAAGGGAGCTTGGCGGACTGCATGCTGCCGCCGCTCACGCTCAAGGTAACCGTCCCGAACTGAACCGTACCATCGAAGCCCGTCAGGGTCTTGGATTGACCATCGGTTACGACAGCGCCATTCGATGGAATAACCGTGCCGGGCACGAAGGAAACGCCGTTGCCTGGAGAAGAAATGCCATTGCCAGCCATTATCGCGTCCTTAATTGATCGAGAATGCCTGACGGATCTTCAGTTCAAGATTGCCGCCGGAAAGCGTCGCCACGTTCAGGCGCACCGCAGAAATGGGAGCAATATAGTTTCCTGTGGCAGTCGCCGCCGTGCCGACCGGGAATTGCGGGTCCGTGGTCCAACGGATGTTCGGATTGGCCGAGTTGTCCTGAAGCATCAGTTCATCGAGCGTATATTCAACGCTATAGGTCGCAGTAACACCGCCAGCGACATAGACCTGAATGGCTACATTGAATGGCGCAATCGATGGATCGAGATTGCAAGGCGCGCTCGTACCGGTAGCGGATATGGGCACGAATTTGGAAAGCGGAGATGGCATTAGCCTATCCTCAATATGAAGAGAAAAGGCAGAGGCCGGAGCCCCTGCCCTTAATGGAAGGATTTTAGCGTTTCAGCCAAGCGCGCCCGTTTGGCGAGTTTCGGATTGTCCGAATGAGCCGCCTTTTCGAGCTTCTTGGCTGGGATCTTCTGGCCCTGCGGAACATGGAGTTCCTTATGCAAGGCGCCTGGGTGCCTCACAGCGCCAGAGATCCACTTATCCTTGACTTCGCCGCCTTTGGCGTAGTCAGTCACCTTCCTTGTCGTCACGCTCGGAAACCCGAGCAGCGGACGACAACGGGCTGGAGTCGGCGCCAACGCGGCCACCAGACTTCCGACCCGGACGGTCAAGGCGCATCTTCGACTTTTTGCCGTCGACCTTGCCCATTTCCTTCTTTTTCTTCACACGGCCGCCGTCCTTGCGTTCATCGGCCTCCTTCTTCACGTTCGAGTCAGCGCCGGCATAGACGTCCTTCGGAGATTCATCCTTCGGAACAACGCCGCCGCTAGCGCGCTTGCAATCCTTACGACCCTTCATGGCGTGTCTCCTGCCTGGGGCTGTTGAACATAGAGAACGGTGACAACACCCGCGCCAACAGTCGTCGCGCCAACAGGCGTGATCGTGATGTAGACGCGGTGATTGGTGCCGACGTTCTGCATGGCGGTAAGCTGTGCGCCCGTATAAACACGGGCAGCACGGCCTGCAGTTTTCGCATCGACGCTGCCGAGATACTGAGTCCCGGCAGCGGCGGAGCCGATCGTGAGGGTGGCAGACGTCGCAGAGTCGAAGGCCGTCGTGATGTCCGGAAGGAAGTCAACGAGTTGGCTTCCCTGTGGGACATCGACGAATACCGTGACCGCAGTCGTGCCATTCTGAGTGAATGGCGCATCCTGAAACATCACGGCGTAGCCCTGGTCGCTATAACCAGAACTAGAGCCGTCTGCCTTCTGCGTGAACGTCGAGACTGGTCCAGTAAAGGCTGTGGTGGTCATTGTTTCATACCTCCATTAAGCCGTAGGGAACGAGCCCCAGATTGCGCGCGGATCATTGTAGGAAAACGAATAGCGCTCGTAGCCCTTCACCAGCAGGTTATCCGTGGTGAAGTCGACCTGCATGTCCGTTTCGAAGGCGACACGCTCGAGATAGAGCAGCCCTTCGATATTGGTCAGCAGGAACCACGCGAAATTGCTGGTCAAGAATTCCGAGACGACATAGCCGTCGCGAAGACCGCCCGAGGTGGACAGGATGGCGTTGACATCGTTGTCAGCCGTGCCGGGGCGAAGTTCCGTCTTGGTGAGACGGATGGCGACCGGTTCCAGGGCATTCGGGACGACGAGCTTGCGGGCACGAGCGAAGGTCTTCAGGCCGGCGTTGTCGACGAAGGTCACCGGAATGGTAGTCATCGCATTGAGGAGCGATGCTTCGTTAAGGTCGACCTGAACCGACGGCGTGTTGGCAAAGGTGCTGCCATCGATCGGATGCGCAGTGGAGCAGAGAGCCACACCATCGCCGCCGATTGCCGGGTTGTAGACGTTTGCCGTGTTGAAGACGTTCCAGCCGTAGATTTCCTTGGTCTGGGCAAAAGACTGCATCAAGCCGAGGTTGGAAGGCTGAAACTGTGCCTTGTAAAGGTTGTCGTCGATGGCCTTACGCGTGATCGCGTAACCGAGAGCAATTTCATTGTGCTCCTGGTTATAGACGTAGCGCTCACCAGACTGGTTGTCGAAGGAGGTTTGCCCACCTTCGGTCTTGAGCTTTGCGAGTCCCAGATAGCGCATGGAAACAGTGCGTTCCAGCGCCATGTTGGACTTGCCCTTGCTGAACACACTCGGCCAGCGGGCGGGGATCTGATCGTACTTGCCCGTGACACCACGGAGGCCAGGCAGGAGAAGATCGCGGATTTGTGCGAGATTGATAGCCATATCCTAATCTCCTCTTAGACGATGCCGGTGAGCGACTTGGTGTCGACGTTGTTGAAGCCAACGACGATCCAGTTGCCGTTCGAAGCGGAATCGGTGCCATTGGCGCCGGGGGGATTGGTGATGAGGCCACGGATACGGAACGGCAGCGTTGCGGTGACCGCAATCGTGGCCTGATTCGCGTAAGCACCGGAAAGACCGGTCAACGCATTGCCCGTACCGATTGCGAAATTGATATTCGCGCCGACGTCAGTTTCAGCGACCGCCGTGCCGGCGTTACCGGATTGGACGATGAACTGAGCATTCGGATCATCGATGATCAGAGCGCTGACGGTGGTGTTTGCCAGAGCAGAGCCGGAACCGGGCCAATATTTGGACCATGTCCGCTGACCGGTCGCAGCCGAGATATAGCTGCAACCCGCAAAGATGCCGGCGATCTGGGTGGTGCCAGGAGCGGACTGAGCGATAGTGCCGTCCGACTGACTGGTGACGGGATCGTTCAGATAGATAGCAGAAGCGGTGAGCGCAATCAGACGAGTTTTCATCTCGTAGGTTGGCACAGAACCAAGGCCGCTAGACTGAGCGAACCCGAAAGGAGCAAAGGTGTTAGCCATTGCGATCTCCATTCAGGAAGGAAGAGCATTCCCACCGGCCCGGTAGTTATGTCTCGGATGATGCCGCAGCGGCCCGCCTTGGCAATTTGTGGAGTCGTTTAGCCGTCGATCGGCATGGACTCGTAAGAGGTGCGAATATAGTTCTGCAGGTTGGGGTGCTCCCGCGGCGCGGTGCCTGCCGGTGCTTCGCCCATCTGCTGTTTCTTGGTCTGGATCACTTCGCGGGCAGCGGCGCGATCTTCGGCCTGTGCTTCCCGAGTGAGTTCGATCGGCCGTTCCATAAGCATAAGACCATCACGAATGATCGGGCCGCTGTGATCTGGGGAAACCATGTCGGGGTGACGCGATGCGTCCACGGGATCCCAGCCCTGTTCACGAAGCATCACGCTGTAGGTGTG